ATCCTGATTTATCATCCATAACCGATCCTTGGAAAGGTCATATACCTTATCAAATGAAGGAATTTATTCCTGAATTTAACAAGATATATAACTTTTCTAAGTATGAGGTTACGTTCACATTATCAGATTTAAGAAATTCTAATAAGTCAGGTCCTATAGGTCAAACAACTCAAACTTCAGTACTTCAAGCCGATAAGGCTATGGTACTTGAGAATGATTTGGTTAATTTAACACAAGGTGAAATTATAGAAGTAGTGTTTCCAAATGGTAAAACATTTAGACCACCAGCTAATATTATGAAACCTTTGTTAAAATGGAAGGATCTTGCTAGTAATTATTATGACGTATTATCCAAAGTTTTTCATGCTAGAAAATTAGCAAATAGAGACTTTCTTAGAAAGTTATCTATTGTTAATGATCCAGAAGGAAAATCTAGAATAATATGTATATTTGATTACTGGTCACAAACAGCTCTTCGTGAGATCCATCACTGGGCATTTAAGAATATTTCAAAAATACCTTGTGATAGAACTTTCGATCAGAATCCGTTTATGATAAAACAAGATGGACCATACTATAGTATAGATCTAACAGCAGCAACAGATAGATTCCCTATCGAGCTACAAAGATTGTGGCTTGAAAGTTTATCTTCTGAAGCTATTGCTAGATCATGGGAGAGTATATTAATCAGTCAAGAAGTATATGTTCCATGGACTAAATCAACAGTAAAATATGCTGCTGGTCAACCCATGGGTGCATATAGTTCTTGGGCCGTATTTGCTATATGTCATCACTTAGTAGTACAATATTCTGCAAAAGTAGCGGGTGAAACCGTTCCTTTTAAAGATTATATGCTATTAGGTGATGATATTGTTATAGCAAATAAAGCTGTTGCTGAACAATATATGATCACATTAGATGAATTAGGAGTCGGTGTTAGCCTTTATAAAACGCATGTGAGTGAAAACACATACGAATTTGCGAAAAGATGGATACATAATAGAGTTGAAATAAGTGGTATTCCTTTAAGAGGTTTGATCGCCTCTTGTAAGAAATATCATCTTATGATACCTATATTATATTCACTTACGCGGCATAATCCCGCACGTAAACCTGCTAATATTCCGGATTTACTATCAAGCTTCAACTTACATATTGGACTTAATATTAAACATGCAAAGGCAATAAATAACCGAGTGCTAGAATTTCTAGCAATTTGGAAATTTATGAAAGAAGATTCCTCGGATGATCTCTTAAACTTAATAAGAATGAGAGATAATTCTTGGTTTCCTTTCCCCGTTAATGGCTCAAAAGCTGCTAACGAGTACCTTACGTGGTTAATAGAAAGAACACTTGTAAGAGAAGCTTTTAATAAGAATGAAGAGGTTAAGGGTTTCTTAAAAGAAATCCATAAACGATTCAATAAACTTATTAGCGGAGAACTGGTAAATCAACAGCCTAATATGATAGATGATCTATATGCTGCAATGCCTTATCACCCTTCTTGGCAAAGCTCACAAGCTGAGCTAGGAAGAGTGGAAGAAAATGTAGCTGCCATTATCAAAAGAAAAGATTGGTTTGAGTTGCTAAAAATAGTAACTCTTCCTGATCCTACTAAATTGATAGAGGATAGATCAAATGTTAAATTAGCCCAAGGTGTTGCCAAGTTTGCCAAAGATGTTTTCTATACAGCTGATAATCAGCGTAAGAAAGATGTTTGGTTCACTGAACAATTTGATTAGGCGGATAAATCCGTGTAATTAATTTGTACAGTTAGATAAACTTGTCAATTACTTAGTTTGCAATTCTCCTATGGTCTGGTACTTTATACGGATTTCCGTTAGGTGATCCTCTAGTCTTCTAATCAGAGACGAGAGATAGCCCCGCCCTTTTAAAGGGGGCAGAGGATACGGCTCGGTCGTATTATCAGTTAGTGGACCTCTTATCGGTTCTCCCGAATTAAGTAGTAACCATTTCCTTAAAGGTTTTCATCATAGCTTAAGCTGTGAGCTACTTACCA